CTCATAAAGATCAGGGCATTACCAGCTACAACAAGATGCTTTAATGCTTGATGAACAACAACACGATCACCGGATTCTGCAATAGATTCCATCACGGTGCGTTCAACTTTAGCAAACGACAAGTCAAGTTCAGATCTAATTTCTGGACCAAGGTCTTCAGGAAGGTTGATGTCGTTAACCTGCAATTTAAAAAAGCTAGTTTGTGGAGGCAGCAAGGCAAGCATAAGCTTACTTGCCAACGTGACCACACCTTTAGCTCCAATTGATTGCCAGGGTGTTGTTAGTTTAACAGCACTCCTGGTGGTATACTCATCTTCCCGAATAAGATAAGGTAGAGTTAGTTCGGATGCTTGTCTAGCAGAGTTTAGGAACTGGGAACGGCTTGAAGACAATCTGTCATAACGAGTTCTAGCAGTCATTACAAGTTAATCCCCATAAAATTAGATATATTAGCACTAGTTAGCGGTGCACGGCGGACAAACCCTTTAATGCCGGCAGTAAGAGTCGGCGCAGGTTGACCGATTTTAAGATTAGGTGCTGAGCCTCCCATAGCCGCATTTGCCATAGAAACTTTCTGAGCCTCGGCGGCTTTAATAGCGGCAAATTTATCAGCAGCTTCTTTATCCGCCAAAGCTTTAGCCTGAACAGCTAGGCCCTGTTCAAACGTTTTCTGCAAAATAGCGGCTTGCTCCGCCATCGCAGCAGATTGCTGCTGACCTTGAGCAGCTAAAGCAGCATTTAACGCTGCCATTGAACTAGCAGTTTTATCAGCCTGTGACCCCATAGTTTGTCGTAACTGCTGCAGGGCACTAGAGCTTTGAGCTTGTGCAGAAGCCAAAGCCTCAGAAAAACTAGCCCCCTGCTGCTTCAGCATATTCTGAAATGATGTTGCTTGATCTGCAGTGCTGCTTTTAATACCCTGAATTGCAGACTGTTGTGATTTGATACTCTTGAGCAAGTCACTAATTTGATTAGCATAAGGACTTTGATAAGAATCCTGCTTAACTTGCGCTGGCATTTTTGACGGCTCCGGCTTCGGCTTCGGCTTCGGCGCTGGAGCAGGAGTCGCAGCTTGTTGTTGAGAAAAATCTTGATAGACGTTTTGAGTAAAAACCGTTCCATCATCATCTGCATATTTAACAATATCAACTAGAGCTTTACCAGCACCGCCTTTGAATGAGATGCCATCCTTTAAGACCGACCGCGTAGGGTCACTGCGAATTTTCTTAAAGACACTAGGGTTGGATCTGGCTAAATTAGCCAAAAGTTCATGACTGTAATCATTACGGATCAAGTCAGGATGTTGAGATGCGATCATTACTTATTATCCTCCATATATTTAATGACCCACTCAACGACACTACGTTGACCAGATCGGTACATAATCTTTTCCATTGTATCGTCAGGTGTAGGGTTAGTGGGTGGGAAGGATTCTTCTAATGCATGGATAAGTCCTCGGGAGTTCATCCCAAGAACCTCAAGCATATTGGGGGAGGTTAACATTGCTATGCTCGAAGAAGGCAGGCATTCTAGCTGCTTTAGTTGCGGACAATTCTGGAGCCTTGCCCTCATACATTAGGCGGTCACTAGAATCCAGCCAAAATTTTTTGTCCAAATATTTATCGGTAGTATTAATACCTAGTGGTTGCATTACCCAATTGATAGTTGCCTTCCTGAGTTTATCAAGAGAAGGACTGATGTTATACCCCAGCTCAGTATGAACCAGACTATTGGTAGCCACATGAATTTGTTCATCTCTGGAAATATCAGCGGAAACCGTTCTCATCCCAGCGTCACCATTAAAGCGGAAGAATGGTAGAAGAACGAAGAAAATCGCACGTTCGGCAACAAGCGCTTTGGTGATCGTATGATCTGGATGTGCCTCCCAAGCGGTCCTAAGCCTGTGGGCTTCCTTCTCAGCTTGCGGATCAACACCGTAAGCATTGGCGATGTAACCAAGTGCGAGGTCATGGTTTTCTTCATCTGTAACGTTGGATTCCAATATTTTACGGGCCAACGCTGGTACTTCAGAATTGAGCGCATTAGTAATAAAATCTCCCACAGGTAGTTCCATATGTCGCAAGGCAAGCGCACGGTGGATTGCTTCCTCCGCGCCGCTCTTGCATGTACCAGCAGTTGTCTGTACTGGTGTCCATTTGCGCTTTCGCGCCATTAGTTTTTCGTAAGGGTTCATTCTGCACAATCACATTGAGGTTCAGGGGTGTCCTCAAGTAGGCTGTTCAGATAATCATCGACTTCACTCTCTTCTAGAGCAGCATATGCGCTTGACTTATCT